GCCCTTGTAGGGGACTGTCGGCATCACGGAGCGGAGCGTGAGTTCTACCATGTCGCCGCCCTGGTTCTTCTCAGCGACGATGCGGTCAGCCTTGAAGTCCTCGAACGCTTGGATGGCTCTGTGCGCCCATCCAGAGGGCGTGTCACGGCAGGAACGGTCGCTAAGAACGTATCCCCTACCGTCTGCGCCCTTGCCCACCACGACGATTCCTGTCTCGTCGGAGTGTTCCCCCGAGGTGACGGCTGGGTCAATGGCGACAACGATGCGCACGAGTTCGGGGGCTTCGGTCACTCGAGCGCTCTCGATGTCGGCGTGAGTCCAGATGGCTCCAGGTACGTCGAGGAGAACTTCGCCATAGAGTTCTTGGCGGCCTATGCGAGTTCCCTCGTATCGGGCTTTCAGTTCCGCTAGGGCTGCTGGTGAGAGGTTGGCTTGGTTGTCGAACGTCGAGCCACGGGTGATGACCACTGAGCCGTCATTACGGGACATGAACTCACGGATCAGTTTGGTAGGCCGTGGGGTCGTGGTGATGATGGTCTGAGGGTTGCCGATACGCAGAGCAGGTGCTAGTCCAGCCGTCCAAGTCTCTTCGTACCGCCACGCTGCGAACTCGTCGAGCCATGCGTAGGAGAGGTTCAGCCCTCGGGCTCGGTCTGGTTCGTCAGCCGACACCATGTGAATCTTTGAGCCGTTGGTGAGCGTTATCTGCCCGTTGGAGCGGTTGTATTGCTCCAGAGCGCCAGACGGCAGGCTCTTGATGATGCCAGACGGCCCCTCGACACAGGTGCGGCGAACGTCGGTGAACGTCGGGGCGACGACTGCGCACTCGATGCCAGGCTCGCTCAGGGCTTTCTCTATCAGCCAGCCTGCGCCCGTGAAGGTCTTGCCCCAGCCTCGGCCTGAGAGAATGAGCCAGATGCGCCAGTTGCCCTCGGGAGGGAGTTGCTGGGGACGGGCTGAGGAACGGTAGCGAGCGTGAGACAATTCTTTCTTGGCGGCCTGAGCCTTGAGCGCACGTTCCTTGAGTTCTAGAGCCTCAAGCCGTTTCAGTTCCGCTAGGCGCTGTTGCAGTATCGTCGTCATTTATCTCCCCGAGTGAAGCCTCTAGGCGAGCGATTTCAGCCTGGATGTAGTCGAGTGTGATGACCTCGGTTTTGATGGGTGCGTCGAGGCCCATGAGTTTCGCTCTGCGATCCATGATAGCCAGCACTCGGTCAATGGCGAACAGTGCGCCCTTCTCTTCCGACAGGGCCTTGTCCATCGCTTTCTCCAGCAGGAGGTCGAGGCGTTGCCCTTCGAGGCGGCGGAACTCGTCTACGGCCTCGGCTGGGATAGCGGCGAGGGCTCGCTGGCATCGTGCGTAGGCGGTGGGCTTTGAGCAGCCCATCTGGTCGGCGATAGCCTGGTATGAGTAGCCGAGTGAGCGCAGTTTGAGGGCTGCGGTGTCAATGTGGGCTTGCTCTTCGGTGCGCTCGTATCGTGCCATAGTTAGGATGACCAGACGTTAGTTAGATTCGCTAGGCATACTTCGCCCAGCATAGATAAACATGATGGCAGATGTGGTGACAACTTTCAACTGCTGGCGTGTTTAGTTCTGTCGGCTCTTCCAGATAGCCGTGGCTTCCTCGATGGGCTTCAAGTTGCGCAGAGGGATGTTGATGGTGGTCATGCGTAGCGTCAGGTCGTTGCTCTCGTCATAATCGCCAGCGTGGACGACTGTTCCCGTCTCGGTGATGCGGCGGTTCGCTACCCCGACGAGGTGGGCGTGGTGGTATCCACGAACGAAGTCGCCCGAGTAGTCCTTGTCTCGCTCAAGGCTCACGAACGCCCAGTAGGAGACGTTCTGGAACTTGTGGCTGTAGGTCGGGATGGAAGCGTCATAGTAGGGCTTGGGGGCTGTCGTGCGGTTCTTGGTCTTGACCTCTAGCGGCCCCGAGCCGACGATGGTGAGGTCTTGGTAGATCGTGAAGTCCTCGGTGAACTGAACCTCTTGCTGGGTCAGGTACTCGATGACCACGATTTCGCCCAGGCGACCTATCGGGCTGGCGGTCTCGCCGATGACAGGCCCTTTCCCCCACGTTTCTTTCGGGGCTGTTTGGTCTACTAACTCGTAGTGCCGCTCAGTGAGGGGGATGCTGACGTAGCGGTTCATAGTTCGATGAGATGAAACGGCCCAGCGACGGTGGTGGTGTGTTCCGCCGTGACCCCCAGCACTCGGCGCAGGGTTCCTCGGTCTAGGCGTGGGAAGGCGAAGCCCAGAGCCCCCAGAGCGACGCTCGCCCCCGAGCCGATAGCGCCGTAGGAGAATCCCTCGACGTTCAGCGCCTCGACTACGCCCTTGTCTGCCGATACCTCGTAGATCCGTGAGCCCTCGACCACGAGCAGGTTCCAGTCGGTCTCCTGCGTCTCCAGTTCGAGAATCTGCCGCAGAGTGGGGTTGCTCAGTCGGGCGGTGTGTTCGAGGAACTGCTGACCAGCCCTCCACGAGCCTGCGAAGCCGATGAGGATGTTCCCGTACCGAGCGATTTTGGGGCTGGCGGTAGGGGCGCACAGTTCACCGACTGCGGCGAGCGAGTCCGAGCCGATGACTGCTCCAGCAGGTGTGGAGATGGCGGCAACGATAGTCATCGCTGGTGGGGCTTGAGGTGGAATGGCTTGGTCGGCCCTGGCGCTTCAAGGCGCAGTCCGCAGTCGGGGCAGAACATCCTCGCCCACTTGACCGTCACTATGTTGCGGTCGATGTCGTAGGTCTGGTAGGTGTGTCCGCAGTCGCTCATAGTTTCTCTCCACACTTGGGACATTGGGAGTCTAACTCATAGGCTTTATTCGATAAGTTAGACAATGCAACGATTAGGGAACGGTATTCTTGCACTGAAAGCCACGCTGACTCATTACGAACCGTAATAAAAATACCCCACGGTTTATCGTCATCTGATACTTCAATACCCCTTACCTGAAAAATAGTGTTCATAGTTTCTCTCCGCAGGTAGGGCAGTAGTTTGCGTCTTTGATGAACGTGATGCTAATGGAGTTGGTGAACTGTAGGTTGGCTCGGCGGTGCGCCAGACTGCTGTGGGTAATCGGGCAGGCTGGGCGCTTCCCCTCGGCGGTCATCGTGAACTCCCGAACATGAACAGGCCGCCGACGATGCAGATGGTCAGGCAGATTGCTTGGATCATTAGTCCATCTCCTTTGCGCACTTCATGCAGTAGCGGATGCCCTGGGCGTGGTCGCAGAACTCCGCCTTCAGTTCAGCAAGTACCTCCTGCAGCCGAGCCATCTGGTCGGTGTGAGTGGTGGTGTCTACCGTGATGTCGGGCTTCATTCGCCGTCCCTAACGCTCGCCACTATCCGCAGGGCCTCAGCGAACCCGTTGGCGAAACCTGAGTCGTAGTCCGTGCCTCGGGTCACCGAAAGCGTCAGGTGACGCTTGGCTTCGAGTTGTATCTTGCTGAACGCCTTGTCTATTTTTCGTCCCATGTGAACTCCCCTTTCAGTATGCTCTTCAGTTTGCTGAGCCCTCCGTAGGGGAAGGTCAGTTCTATCCACTCCAGCGCCGTGTCGATGCGCTTGGTCAGCGCCGCTACCTGCTCGTCGAGGTCGTCGGCGTGTGCCTGAATGATGGGCCAGCCCTTGTCGGTCATAGCGTTGCCTCCCATGCGTCCAGTACCTTGATTACGTCGCAGGGGAATTCGATAATTTCACTATCATGTTCATAGCAATACTCACATTCCCATGTCCACTCGGAAAAATCGTGAGAGCCATCTTCTGAGTATGCACAACCGAGTGGTCCTCCGTACAATGTTTTGTCGGTAACGGTTTCTTCGTATTCGGCTTTTGTCAGATCACATCGTGGGCAGGTTGGCTCAAACCCTTCACCTTTACAGTGCTTCTCTCGTAGGGCTTGGCGTTCGTCGGGGCTCACTTCGCCACCTTGAACACTCGTGCGCCTGGCTTGGTCTTGGTGAACTGTGCGGCGATGTCGGGGTAGGCTTCCTTGAAGGCTTTAGCGTCGA